TCGGCAACTTTTGACTTTACAATTCCTCGTGGAAATACAGGAGCCACTGGTGCCACAGGAACAGCGGCGACTATTGCAGTTGGAACAGTCACTACGGGTAGCGCGGGTTCTTCGGCGTCAGTTACAAATGTTGGCACAACTGGAGCGGCAACTTTCAACTTTACAATACCAAGAGGTGACACTGGTGTAACGGGAACTGCGGCGACTATTGCTGTTGGAACCGTAACTACGGGTTCTGCTGGTTCATCTGCAACGGTCACAAATGCTGGTACTTCTAGCGCCGCAACTTTTAACTTTACAATTCCTCGTGGCGATACTGGATTAACAGGTTCTACAGGCGCTACTGGTGCTGGTTATGCTGGAACTTCATCTACTACAAGTCTTGCAATTGGTACTGGTTCAAAAGCATTTACCGTAGGTTCTGTAGGTGCCTTTGTAACTGGTATGAGAGTTCGTGCTTCGAGTTCTGCTACTCCTGCCTCTTACATGGAAGGTGGAATTACTTCAATTGTTGGGTCAGTAATTACAGTTAATGTTGACGCAATTGGCGGTTCTGGAACTTTAAATGACTGGGTTTTTGGTGTAGCAGGTTCCCTTGGCGCTGGCGCTTACTACCAATCTACTGCTCCAAGTTCACCCCTTACTGGGTACCTATGGGTTGACTCAAGCCAAACTTTAAGCACCTACACAAATGTTTACACTCAGGCACAAGTTGACGCATTGTTACTAACATTGCAAAATAGTCTTTCGACAACCTCAGACCAACTTATTCTTGCCAATAGGATTTTCTCGTGAGATTAGAACGATTATTTCCAAATGTTAACTATTCTAAGATTTCTCAGGGCAATCTTGAGAGCGAAATAAATCTACTTCTTTACAGCCCTAGAGTTGCCATTTTTCCTAACGTAAATTCAGTACAAAGTTTTGTTGTACCTGCCGATACAAGAACCATTCTCGTTAAGGCTTGGGGTGCTGGCGGTGGCGCTGGAACAGTTGGTGGTTGGACTTACGGCGCTGACGGTGGTGGCGGTGGCTATTCAACTGCCATTCTAAATGGTGTTTCTGGAACTCTTGGAGTTGTAACAGGTCAACAAGGATACAGAAACCAAAGTGCTGGTAACGGTTTTGGTGGTGGACGTTCGGGTAGCAATAACAACGTAGATAACCGTTATGGTGGCGGTGGCGGTGGCTATAGCGGGGTTTTTACGAGCACAACTATTAATCAGGCTAATGCCCTTGTAATTGCTGGCGGCGGCGGTGGTGGTGGCAGTTCACGCGCTGGAACTGGCAATACTGGCGGTGCTGGGGGCGGAACAACTGCTCAAGATGGCGCTTCCCCTTACGATAGTAAAACGGCTTATCGTGGTCGCGCTGGCACTCCAACGGCGGCTGGAATTGATTCTTCTTGTGATTCTGCAAATACAGCAAGCAACCAAGGTGCACTTGCTGGTGGCTGGTGCCGTATTAACTGTTATGGCGGTGGGGGTGGCGGTGGCTACTGGGGTGGCTCTGCTGGCGGATACTCAGAAGCAAATACCATGGCTGGGGGTGGCGGTGGCTCAGGCTTTATCGTTTCTACAGCCCTTGCTTCGTCAAATTTAACTGGTTCAAACCGAACTCCAGCGGGCACAACGGATGTCTCTTATCCTTATGGATTAAATGCTGGTTACGGTGGCGTGGCTAACGCTTCCGATGGAATTGCTGGTTTTGTAGTAATCTACTACTAAGGATTAAAGGATTTTAAATGGCAACTTTTTCTAAACTAGCCCTGTCTGGTTCAACCAACGGCAAGGGTATTCCTGTTGTTGCCACAGCCACGGCTGGAACTTTGATTCATACTGCTCAATCTGGAACTGCTGGATTTGACGAGGTATGGATGTATGCCACTAACCCAACTGCTTCAGCCGTTGTATTAACAATTGAATACGGCGGTGTTCTTACTGCTGACCAAATTAAAGTAACTATTCCAAGTCAAGCAGGATTAACCGTTGTAGTTGCTGGACTTGTTTTGCAAAACGCACAAGTTATTCGTGCTTTCGGAGGAACTGCAAGCGCAATTAACATTCTTGGATACGTCAACAGGATTACTTAATGGCTCAAGCAGGATATGTTTGGTCTGGTACTGAATGGGAAAATGTAACTGGGCCTAGCGCCGAAAGATTACCCGCTGGAACAATTGCAATGTGGGTTAAAGCAACTCCGCCAACAGGGTGGTTTATTTGTGACGGTGCTCAATACAACAAGACAACTTATGCCCAATTATTTACTAATGTTGGTGATGCTTATGAGTTGGGTACTGAAACGGCTGGAAATTCTCGTTTACCAAACATGGTTGATAGATTTGTAATTGGCTCAGACGTAAAAAATAAAGTTACCCAGCAAATTGCTTATCAAACAAATAGTGTTTCTACTCAACAGCATACTTTTGTTTCAACAATTGCAATTGGAACTGGTAATACCGCACATAATCATAGCCTTTCATCTTTTAATAATGACCATACGCATAATACAAATGCTCCAACAACTAATAATGACGGCGCTCATAACCATCCTATGAACACGCATAATCCAAATGCTACTGGTTCTACTACGGTTGCTCGTCTTATTGGTAACACTGGAACCTCTAATCAAGGTCATTCGCACGCTGGAAATGCTCCATCAACAAACGGTGGTGGTGAACATAATCACACTATAAATGCGGTCAGTACAAATACTGCTAGTGTTACTTCTCACGCACACAATACAACAGACTCAACTTTAAATACTCATACTCACACTGTTACCAATAATCCAGTTTTAACAGCGGTTCCCACTTCAACTGTTATTCCTGCGTATCGGGCTATTTATTTTATTATTAAGGCGACCAATGCCTGACAGAATTGCATATGTACAAAGTTCAGGCTGGAAAGCATTTTCTGGGCCTCCTGCAACAACATTTTTTACTGGACAAATTATTATGTCTGGTGGCACAAATGTTCCACTCCCAGAGGGTTGGCTTTGGTGCGATGGTTCGTTATTTGACGTTACAATTTATCCAAATCTTTCTACTGTTTTATCAACTAATTTTAATAATGGTACCGAGCCAACAGGTTTTAGAAGACTTCCTAACTTTACAAATAGGTTGCCCCTTGGCTATCTCTTTGGCGCGGCACCAGTTGGTAGCATCGGTGGTTCTAAGTCTCATTTTCATGGGTTAGACACAACTGGCTACGCACTAAACAACACAGGTGCACATACTCATGGTTACAATGCTGTTAGTTTAAGTCATTATCACAACACTAATGGTTTTAATACAACCTCTACGGCGGCACATAATCACGCTGTAAATGGAGTTAGCACTGGTCTTGGAACCCAACGTACTAGAAATGGAACCAACGGAACTGAAACAAACGCAAATCACACTCACCCAGTAACTCAAAGTAACACTGCTGGCGGTGGAGACCATAATCATGGAGCAAATGGTTGTTCAACAAGTTATGAATCTACAAACCATGACCATGGTGGCGCTTCTTCTGCTGGCGGTCATACGCATACGGTTTTTGGTGCTGGAATTATTTACTCAAGCGATTTAACTAACATTCCAAATGTTGTATCAGTTAACTTTATGATTAGGGCTTTGTAATGACAGTTCCAAACATTTACCCTTCATACATTACTGACGGTGCTAACCCAGCAGTTGAATTATCAGGTAGCGCTTCTAATCCTTTCCCAACAGGAATAATTATTTTTCATGCTTCATCAACTGTGCCTTCAGGTTGGTTGGCTTGTATTGGCACTTTAGTTCCTAAAACTACATATGCAAACTTGTATTCAGTTTTAGGAGCAAACGCATTTGGAACTGACACATCTACTGATTTTTATTTACCAAATTTTACTGATGGATTAAATCCCTTATTCCCAGTTGGTGTGTCTGGAACAAAAGCATTAAATTCTACGGCTGGCGGAACAACTCACGTTCATGGAAATGTGGCAATTTCTACCACTACAAGCAATGAATCTTTGGTGCATGACCACACAACTACTTTTGGAAATCCTGACCATTCTCATACAGCCACTAACGCCACTGGATATACTGGCAACGATGGTGCCCATAACCATGCAATTAATGGCACAAATACGGCTGGTGCTACTGCAAATACAACGGCAACTCTTGGTTCTGGAGCGGGCGTAAACGCAAGTCATACCCATGGCGTTAACGCTCCATCAACAAACGGTGATGGTGGAGCGGCGCATAACTGGAATTCAGCATCAAGTGGAAATATTGCAGGTGGAGTAACTAGCCACAATCATTCAGTTTCAAGCACTTCTGTGACTTCTCACACGCATACAGGTTCACACCCAACTGCGGCGTCAACTTCAGGAACCCATACCCCACCATTCCTTGTGGTACAGTTTATTATTAAAACCTAGGAGATTAAATGACAGCATATTCACCAAAAAATTATTCAAGAATAACAACACTTCTTAACATTGTTTCGCAGTATGGTCAGCAAACAGTCTACAGTTACGAGCAAATAGATATTCTTGAAACAACTTTAGCCTCATTGCACGCAGAGTCACTTGAGGCAGAAAGTATTCGTCAGCAGTTAGATAGCGCAAGAGGATTAGCGGCGCAAACTGCTAGTGCTGAAGTTGCGGCTTTGGCTCGACTTCGTACAGTTATTGATGAGTTAATACCAGAGTAAAAATGAAACTCAAAAAACCCCTTAAAGTTGAGTTCATAGCAACATCTGAAAAAGATTTAATTAGGATGAATCGTCCTGTTCCAGCAATTAAATCTTTACCAAATTGGTATGCCGAACAACGCAGTTACACAGAAGGTGTTAAACGCATACAAGATACTGGCGTTTACAATCACACCATAAAAAAATGTATGCCTGTATTTGACGTAATGTCTGCTGGTTATATGTTCCAAACTTTTTGTGAATTAAATGTTGTAAATAGAGATGGCGACATTTCTTGGCAATGGAGCATGGATGGCGTTACAGCCATTGAATCGCATACAAAACCACAATTTGACGCAATGCCAATTGATAAAAATTTATGGAATACACAAGTTGCCTTTAAATTTATTAATCCTTGGATTATGAGAACTCCAAAAGGTTATTCAACTCTTTTTACAATGCCATTTCATCATTATGATTTGCCTTTTTATACTCTTCCAGCAGTTGTAGATACAGACAAACATCCTATTGCGGTCAATTTTCCATTTTTAATTAAAAAAGATTTTCAAGGTTTGCTACCTGCTGGAACTCCAATAATCCAAGCAATACCTTTTAAAAGAGATGACTGGGATTCAGAATTTTTAATTGAATCATCTGAAAAATCTGCTGGGGAATTTGGTAGAGGACAGCAAAAATTTGGTAATCGCTACAAAACTTTCTGGCGAGAAATTAAGACATACAACTAGGCAAAGTACGTTTTGTACGGTGTGTCGTTTATCCTGTTACATAACTTCGGTTTTGGGGAAAAATGGACATCATTCAAATGGTCGGCGCCACTATGGGCGCTATTCTTGTTCTTATTGGCGGTTTTGTATCTATCTACCGCATTGCTAAACGTATAGATAACTCGATTGGTTTAGACCAAGAAAATCGTACAATCAGTGACCGAATGGGCAGAGTTGAGCATCAGTTATGGCCCAACGGCGGGTCAAGCCTTGCAGATAAAGTCAATGAGTTAGACCGTCAAAGCCGTGAAACCTCTGGAGAAGTTAAAGTTATTTTGAACCTGTTGCAAATAATGGTCGCTAGGGATTAGACTGAGGGCGAGCCGTGAAGGGAGTGGACTCGGCTCGCCCCAGCCGAGCAAGTTGGGAACCCCTTACCAACTCGCTCTCGCACTAAAAGATGTCAGTGCTGACTGTTAGTTTTTCATTGAAAGCATTACATTACAAGGCGAGTTGACACATCTAAACCAAGGGTGTACTTTTGTAACCAACGAAGGGAGAAATAAATTATGGATGATTTATCTATAAATGATTTTGAAATAGAAGAGCACGAAGAGTTAAAAGAATCTTTCCGCATTATTGATGACGCTGGCGCTGTATGGGCTATGCGTAAATTAGCAGTTCAAAACGAACAGATTCAAACAAACTACGACATTGCTGACGCTGAAAAGGCTCGCATTGACCAATGGGTAGAAAAAGTAAACGCCAAGCCACAGCAAAGCGCTGATTACTTTACGGCGATTTTAACCGACTACGCACGCTCTCAACGGGCTGAATCTGGCAGAAAGTCTATTCAGTTGCCACATGGAGTAGTCAAGTCGCGCATTACAAATGCCAAAATCAAAGTTGAAGATGTTGAACTATTTATCAAGTGGGCTGAAACTAACAACCTTGGAGATTTAGTTCGTGTCAAGAAAGAACCAGCAGTCTCAGATTTCAAAACCGTATTAGAAATCTCAGGCGACAAGGCAGTACACGTTGCAACAGGTGAAATTGTTGAAGGCGTAACCATTGCACCAGAATCAATTAACTTCTCAGTAGAAACAGAATAGGACATCCCATGTCAGAAACCCCAATCGAAGTAATCGTTCCAACCGAAACAAAAGCCCCAAGCATTATTCAGGCTCTTGCCAACGTGATGGAAGATGTTCAATCCGTAGGAAAGAAAGACCGCAACTCTGCACAAGGCTTTAGTTTCCGTGGCATTGACGCAGTTGTAAATGCAGTTGCTCCAGCCCTTCGAAAGCACCAAGTCATTGTTGTACCAAATGTTTTAGAGCACGAATACGCATCAGTTGAAATAGGTAAGAACCGCACACCAATGAGTCACGTCACTCTCAAGGTGCTTTACAAGTTCATTGGTCAAAATGGCGATTACGTTGAAGCGGTAGTTCTAGCCGAAGCAATGGATTCTGGCGACAAGGCTATCTCAAAGGCAATGTCAGTTGCTTTTCGTACAGCCCTGCTCCAGTCACTAGCCCTTCCAACCAATGAGCCTGACCCAGACGCCAGTTCATACGAGCGCTCAACGCCAAAGCCGTCTGCTACATTGGACGACTACAACACGTTGCACTCTGGACTCCTTGAAGCCGACACTAAAGAATCCTTAACATTACTAGCCCAAAAAGTATCTGAGTTCAATTTCTCTGAGGAGGAAAAGAAGTCTCTTCGTGTTGTGTACACAAAGCGATTTACCGAACTCGAAGGATAAAACCATGGCTATCATCAGGGCAAAACGCCCGAATCAAAACTTCACGACCCTCAGAAATGAAGTATTACGCGACAAGCGTTTGTCATACAGGGCAAGAGGTATCTTGTCTTCAATCCTGTCTCATGTAGACGACTGGAGGACAAGCGCGGAATCCTTGTCTCGTGACGCTACTGAGGGTCGTGATGCTATCCGAGTTGCCCTAAAAGAATTAGAAGCATTTGGCTACCTAGTGCGAGAAAAGCGACAAGAAGAAAGTGGTCATTGGGTGACAGATTGGTATGTCTATGACGAGCCAATTTCAACCGACAGCGGATTTCCAGTCATCGGTGAACCAGCCATCGGTGTACCGACTGTCGGTGAGTCAGGCACTATAAGAAATACTAATATTAAAGACCAAGAAGAAAAGATATTAGAACCTGCGGTTCTAACAGCACGCGATGTAGTAGCAAATTATGTAGACACATGGCGCGAACTTCACGGCGAAGAACCTCTTAAAAAGCAATTAGGAATTATGGCTAGAGAAGCAAAGTCTTTACTTAATGAAGGAGTTGACCCAGAAATTCTTATGCAAGCGTCTAAAAGATGTGCTGAACAGGGACACTCAAGATTAGATTCCTCTTACGCATGGATTAAAGCACAAGGCACTCGTGGAGGAAATAAGTCAAAGCGATTGACAAACATAAACGAAGGATTAGATTTAATCCAGCAGTTTGAAGCCGAAGAAAATCAACAGAGCGCCTATGAAGTATTGGAGTTGACCAGTGAAGAAGAGTGAAATAGCCAAGATTCTTACAGTTGCCAAGTCACTGGATGATTGGGTCACAGTTGACGAGCCTAGAATTATGGCATGGCAATTAGCCTTGATTCCAGAGGTAACTTATGAGTTCGCTCTAGAAGCCGTAGGACGTCATTACAGCCGTTCTGACAAGCCGTTGATGCCCGTCCACATAAACGACCCTTGGAGGGCTTACAGAGCCGATTTACACGCTAGAAACAGCGTTCTACAGTTAGGCAACCGTGAATCTGTACCGCCAACCGAAATTTACCTAAAAATGCGTCAAGCCCTACAACAGATAAGCGAGGAAAAGAGTGTCTAAGTCCGAGGGAGTAGATTCCTACACCAGATTGCAGGTGCTTACACGAGCGTTCTTTGCGTGCGAGCGTTGTGGGTCAGTTCAAGAGCCTATGAGCGTTCATCACCGAACTCCACGGGGAATGGGTGGAAGTCGCAAGAAGGAAATTAACCAGCCCCAGAATCTATTGCTTTTGTGTGGCACAGGGACATCAGGTTGCCACGGCTGGATTGAGAGTTACCGAGAACAAGCGTATCTAGACGGATACCTTGTTAAGCGCGGATTCAAGCCTGAAGAAATCCCAGTTGTAACACCTAAAAAATCAAGATTTGTAATTAAAGAAGATGGAACTAAGGAGTGGTTAGACAATGTTTAAGAAAAAAACAGATGAATACCAATTACGCCAAAGCATTGTGACCGAGATTTACAGAGTTCAACAAGACATCTTGTCGGAATCTATTTCTTGGTCGCCAGACAAGTTGGCAATTATCAGAGATTGTTTCGACATCTCAGCAAAAATAGCAAGTGGTTTTGAAACCAAAAGATTAAGTCTGTAAACAAAATAAACGCAAGGGAGAAAATAATGGCAAAGAAATTAACGGGCACCGAATGGTTACGCGCCCACATGGAAGATAACGGCTGGACAACTTATGAACAAGTTGCTCAAAGATGCGGAATCAATAGAGGAAACCTACATAGGTATTTCTCGTTTGAAACCCGTCCAAGTGTGGACATGATTCCAGTCCTATGCAATGCGCTAAAGGTTGACATCCATGAGTTGCTTGATGCGCTTGAGGTTGAAAAGCCTAAGCAAGTGTTTGCAAAAAAGAAAATGGGAAAAATTACAGGAGCCAAACACTTATCATTGGTTAAGCGATGAAAAGCGTAAGGGAACTAGAGTTCATAATTGACTCAAAAGACAAAACCATTGACAAGTTGTGGGATTGCACAAACAGAGTTCGAATGTTGCATAGCCCAAGCCGTCCAATTGACGAGGAAATTAATCCCTGCCGTAAGTGCGGAGAGCAGTACCCATGCTCAACCATAAATGCCTTGAAGGGAGATTTATTCCGTGCATCAGTTGAATAACGAAGAAGATTACAAAAAAAATCTCTGGAAATGGGATGAGTGGAAAATTACCGAGAACTGGGGTAACTGCACACTTAGCGATGTTGATGGTTTTCATCCACACATAAGTGAGCGAAACTCACATTTCATACTTGTAGAGATGAAGCATTGGGACGGGACAGGTAAGCGACCTGAGTTAAATCAAAGTTCAGGTCAGATAAGAGCGCTTAAGCAATTGGGCAAACTTAACCGAAAGTTCCTTGTAATTTTTGGATTTGGAGACACCTCAACAAGAAAAATTTATGACTATGAGATGTTTTATCAAGGAAAAGATTACAAACCATCCATGAATTTTAAGGAAATGCTGGACATTTGGTGGAAATCAGCCAATACCGACACACCCATAACGGAATTGCTAGAATCAACCTAGGTTGTTAAACTAAAGTTTATGCCTGAAAAGCAGGAAAGCGTAAGTTACACCTTATGCCTTTCTCAAAAGCCGTGGACTACCAATGCTGAACGCGCTGGTAATCGGTGGCAACGGGCAGAACTGGTAAAGACTTGGAGAACCGCTTTCAAGTATTTAGCATTACAACAGAGAATCCCCATGCTCATTGATGTAACTATTACCGCACAACCGCACCAGAAAAGTGGTCGGTTGCAAGATGTGTCTGCCTGTAACCCAGCAGTCAAAGCGGCGATAGACGGATTAGTGGACGCGGGAGTTATGCAGGATGATTCCCCAGAGTTCCTAACAGCAATAACATTTCTACAACCCGTAAGAGCAGAGAACGCCTTAACCCTACACATAACAGGAACACCAAAATGATAATCGTGCCTAATAAAGACACTGACTTGCAATCTTCACTTGAAGAAGTCCGTGTACTGACAACATTGATGAATGAAAACAAAAACAAAATCAAGGAACTGCAAGACAGACGCCTATCCGCCATTATTTACTTGCGCGAATCAGGAGTTACCTATAGCGAGATAGCGAAATACATGGGAACTACATACCAAAGCATTTACAAGGTGCTTAAAGATTCCAATGTAACGCCGAAAGTCCGTAAGAAAACTTCCAAAAAGGAGAAATAAATGACAGCGACAACAATGAGTCTAGTCCGAGCATTAGCGTGCCGAGATGAAATTACTCAAGCAGAAGAAGATGTTGCACAAGTAGCAGTCGAATGGTTTGCCAATTGGTTACGCCATAAAGCGGAAGCAGAACTAATTGATGGAAATTCAGCGGGTGCTGAGACATTGATTAAGACCGCTTACGCATTACAAAACATGGAGTAAATTTAATGGGAGCCAACATACGGCTAACCGATACAGAAGTAGTCCCGATGATACTTCTATTTCCCCATCCCGAAAATGCTAGACGGGGTGACGTGGATAAAATTGCTGACTCATTAAACCACCATGGGCAGTACAAGCCAATCGTGGTTAATAAGCGAAACAATTTAATCCTTGCAGGGAACCATACATTCTTAGCGGCGAAGAAACTCAAGTGGCGCAACATTGGAGTTGTTTGGGTTGACGTTGACGAAGTTACCGAGAAAAAAATCCTTATCGTTGACAATCGGACAACCGACCTAAGTTCATACAACGAACCAGCATTGAAGTTCATGCTTGAGGAGTTGCCTGACCTTGAGGGTACGGGATTCAACCTTGATGACCTTGAGATGCTGGATGAATTGCTTAACCAGCCGTTTGAACCAGATAACAGTTCGGTAACGCCACCACAATCAGATGATGACGAGTACAAACTTAATCTGTTTACCTTTAAGGCGACCATTGAAGCGGTCATGTATGAAGCATGGCGAGATGACGTACTGGAAGAAGCGGGGCAATCAAAGCCACGGGCAGTTCAGATAATCAAAGACCGATTAAAGATTCCCCAGCCCGAACCACGGATACGCAAAGACCCGTCAACATTGCTATCACCGCCAGATGAGTTAAAAACATCCATGGTGGACATAAACCAACTTCACACTTATCCGCATAATCCGCGTGAGGGTGACATTGGTGCCATTGCTGATTCACTTGAGACCTTGGGACAGTATCGCCCAATCGTGGCACGCAAAGACGGAACCATACTTGCGGGTAATCACACCTATCAAGCGGCTAAGGCTCTTGGCTGGGAAAAGATAGCAGTTACCTACATAACCTGTACGGATGACGAAGCATCGCGCATTGTGTTAGTAGATAACCGAACATCCGACTACGGGTCATACGACACAGATGCCCTGAAGCGCCTAATTACTTCATTGCCAGATTGGAAAGGTACGGGTTATGACGCATCAGATGTTTCGGAGTTACTAGGTGGGGGAGCACCGAAAGCATCGCCCAACACAACCAGCACAACCAATTGCCGTATTGGTGACTTCTCTTTCAGGTCAGACAAACCAACGATGGCTAGATGGAGCGCTGGATTAACACTTGCAGATGTAGCCGAGAGACTTGGAATTCCAGACTTCTCGCTAACTGCCCATGAGTTTGGTGCAGACCAATCGCGGGTTAACACTTCACAATGGAAGAAACTAAGACAACAAACACTCGTGAGAGATGACTACAAATGTCATTATTGCGGTGGGACAGCAAACGAGATAGACCACAAGACCTCATACACTAACGGGGGAACAGATGAACCAAGCAATTTGGTTGCTACTTGTACCCCGTGCAACAGAGCAAAGGGGGCAAACAATGACTTTTGATGAATGGAAAGAATTAGTTCTGACAAGGAATCAAATCAAAGAAGCGCCAGAGCACTCACTAATCATGGAAGTAATCGCCAACATGAAAAGCAATAGGGGCGATAGCCAACAGTGGGCAAAACAGTTAGAGGACGCATTAGGTGTTGAGCCGATGACGGTCACAAACATTGACAAAGGTGAGAGCAATGACTGAGCCAAAGAAAGCCCCAGTTAAGAAATCTGTACAAAAAGATGTACAAAAACCTGTACAGAAAAAGGCGACCAAGAAAACAGTGGGACGGGATACAAAACTTACTCTAGAGCGTCAAGAAACCATACTTGAAGCCTTGAAAACTGGATGTTACATCGAAACCGCTTGCCTGTATGCAGGTATTTCAGTGGCGACAATGTACAACTGGTTTGAGCGTGGAAAGCGTGAAAGAGAACGGTTAACGATGTTTCCAGATGAATCTGTAAATGAAACCGAGGTTGCATTTTTAGAATTCTTGGAAGCAGTAGAAAAAGCACGAGCCACAGCCGAACTTCGAGCCGTTGCACAGATACAAAAAGCGGCGAGCGAAGGCACATGGCAAGCGGCGTCTTGGTATTTGGAACGCTCCGCCCCTAAGCGTTGGGGACGTAAAGATTACACAGAACTTACGGGTGAGGACGGCGGTGCTATCCGTATTGACGTTGCCACAGATGAGTTGGAGCGCAAGATTCTAGAAATAGCATCACGGCGTACAGACGAAATCGAGATAGCAGACTAAACTTTAGTTATGCGTTTAGTTGACCGATTAATCTCGGCAGACCCCAAAGAGCGGATGCACATTTACGCATCGCTATCCCCACAGGAGCGCGGTGCTCTAAATGCGTTACTAGAGGACGAGATAAATAACCCGTGGTCACGATTTGAAAAAAATCCAGTTGGATTCATTCAGGATGGCATGGGTGAAGTTTTATGGTCACGACAACGAGAGATTGCTCAAGCATTAATTGATAACCAGCGTGTAGCCGTACCCGCTTGCCATGGACCTGGAAAATCTCACCTAGCGGCGCGAATCGTTGCGTGGTGGGTATCTTCACATCCAGTTGGAACGTCCCTTGCGATTACGATTGCCCCTACGCATCGTCAGGTTCGAAACATTATCTGGCCGCACATTCGCAGAGCGGCGTCACAAGCAGGGCTTGATGGGGAAGTATTGACCCAGACATGGAAACGAAACGGGGATACCGTTGCCTACGGATTCTCCCCTGCTGACCATGATGAATCGGCGGTACAGGGTATCCATATGCCTAACCTGTTAATCGTTGTTGATGAAGCGGGTGGTATCGGAGCAAAGATTGGTCAGTCCCTTGAAGCGCTTATGACAGGTGGCAACACCCGATTACTACTACTTGGAAACCCACCTACAGACCAAGAAGATTCATGGTTCGAGCGTGCTTGTAATTCTCCGCTATACAAAACAATTCCGATTAGTGTGTATGACACCCCAAACTTCACAGGGGAGGAAACAGGTGATTGCTCATCATGCCCGCCAAACATTCCAAAGCATAAAGTTGCTACCCACCTTGTTGACCAGCGCTGGACAGATGACGTTATTAGTGAATTCGGCGTTGATTCCCCATTCGTGGAAGCGCGTGTGCACGCAAGATTTCCAAGAGCGGTATCTAACAAAGTCATCCCATTCTTTTGGTGTGAGATGGCAGTTGAAAACGAAGAACCAGCACAATCTGAGGTTGTTCGCCTAGGTGTTGACGTTGCATCAGACGGCGGTGACGAATTCGTTATAGCCAAGATGGACGGATACAAGGTATCGGTAATTCATAAGTCCAGCGGAGCACAGAATCAAAACGCAATGGACGTAGCATCGGTAGTAGCAGAACAAGTTAAGAAGGCGGTGAAGATTCATGCTGAACGCGCTGTTGAGCAACCCGTACACGTCAAAATTGACGCTATTGGTGTGGGCTGGGGTGTCGTATCTATTTTGCAAAAGTGGAAAGAGGAGCAAAACTGGAACGCGAAAATAATCGGGGTCAATGTAGCCGAACGCGCTAATGACCAAGATAAGTTCAAGAACCAGCGTGCTGAGATGTGGTGGAATGGGCGACAGATGCTCCAACCAGATGCAGAAAATCGTCAGGATGTCAGGTTAGACATTGACCGTCCGACAATGGCTCAGTTATCGTCCCCTACTTTCAAATCCGATTCTGCTGGACGTATCCAGATTGAAGCCAAGGCTGAAATGAAGCGCCGTGGTGTTACATCCCCTGACCGCGCTGAAGCCGTACTGTTAGCAATGTATGAACCTGCTAAGGGCAGAGAACCACTACCTGTTGTTCCTGTATCGCTTGGTCAAAGTAATGATTGGAAAATGGTGTGATGTCTTTCAAAAGCATCGTTGAGATGTTTAAGTATGATTCTTCAGAACAACCTTTCGTGGAGGAAACAATGCGCCAATTAGAAGCCGAAGAAAAAATGGCTGAAATTGAATCCCGTCTTGAAGCACTTCAAACACGTCTTAAAGAAGGAAAATAACAATGGCATTTACTTACGAATTTGACACAGTTTTTACTGATGATTTAACTGGCGAAAAAATGCACATCTGGAAAATTTACAAAGATGGAAATTTACTTAACCAGTTAAGAGTAATTGCGGATTCTGAAGATTCTCCAAATGTGCATGATGCCAAAATGCTCGCTATTAGGAATTCTGCAAAAACAAAATTTGTTGCTTTAGGTTTTACAGAAGACGAAATTAACCAAATTCTAAATCAAAATTACCATTGATTGAGTGTGACGCCTGTGGGCATTTCTTTTCCCCAGTAGCGACCCGATGGTTATGCCCTAACTGTAAATTTAAGGCGTCATGCTGTGAGGGCGAACCACAATAGGCGTGTCTCTTTGAAGTGTCGTTGACCTGACTTAAAGTAAAGACGTCAACGAAAGTGGGGAAACTTTGGACACGTCAAAAGCACGTTCAATCATCGCTCGAATGATTGCTCTCATTGTTATGCAAATGATGGGCGCTATCGGTTCTGGAGCAGTTTTAGGTTTAGAAGTTTGGCAGTCAGCCGTTATGGCCGCTGTTATGGGCGTAGCAACCGTAGCCGAAGCGTTAGCCCGTGCATACATGACCGATGGTGAGATAAGCACATCTGAAATTGATGCGTCATTCTCAAAGATGGATAAGGGTAGCAAAGATGTCTAATCCCGTAGCAAAACCAAAAATCTCACAACCGTGGGGACGCCCTAACGAGCGTTACTCAGCAAAGCGTCACACTGGTATTGATTACGCCATGCCAGTGGGAACCCCAGTTCTTGCAGTTGCCGATGGCGTTATTGCCAACGTAATGACCGACAAGTCATACGGCGAAGTTGTAGTCCTAAAGGCTGACAAGTATGAAATCTGGTATTGCCACCTGTCCGTTAAGGGTGTTAAAAAGGGCGATAAAGTTTCAGTTGGTCAGGAACTTGGAAAATCTGGGAA